ACCTACAGCCAAAGAGTTTAGCGACTGGTCACATGATAAGTGGCTCGACTTTCTCCGTTTTTTGGACTCATATGTTGAAGTTGGTAAGAAGGGGGATGTGTATAAGGTAACTCTTGAGAAGATGAAGGAAATGGAAACCTATTTGCAGATCCATAATCACCCATACCAAGAACATATATATAGAATAGGGCTCTATTCTAACTATACTAACCCTCGTGCCTACTTCTACAAGCTCAATTCATATGCTCGTATGGGTTTGACGTACCTAAAGAAGCACCCTGGTATTGTTAGTCCTGAAATGACTGAGATATTGCAAAGTAAAACTCGCTTCTCATGGGCTCTTAACCAATATAAGGTAGAGGATGTAAATGATACAGAGGTGGTGACTAGAGACACAGAAACCCTTGATGGTTTCCATAAAAAGCAGGTGAGTATGCCAAATATCCAGGTTAAGCTCCTTAGCTCTATGGTTAAGTTGGCTGATATATATGAGACTGTAGCCCACTCTATGTCTACAAAGGAATTAAAGAACCTAAAGACTATGGATAAGATGGCGATTCTTAAAAACCTCCAATTCATCTTCACAACAGGTGGAAAAAAGGTTACTCCTAATCATTTCACTCAAATAAATGTAAATGCGAGTAATGTAAAGGAGGCTGAGGAATCTATGCTTAATTTTATTAAGAACAAGCAAAATTAATGAGAATTAAGAAGCTCCAAGAGTACTATAGTTCACCTGAATACATTGAGAAGCTCAATAGGCGGTTTAAAATATTCAAAAAATGTGCTGATGACCCAATGGAGATAAATAAGTATGTTTTAGAGTCATGGGCTATTGATCCTATTGCCTTTATTGAGCAATTTGGATGGATTATCAACCCAAAGTTCAATAATGAGATAAAACCCTTCTTTTTGTTTGAATATCAGAAAAATATCATTAGAAGGATGTGGGAATGTGAGATTTCAGGGGAAGAACACAATCTATTGGTAGATAAGCCACGAGAAATGGGACTTACATGGGTTGTTATTTGGTATTTGATATGGAGATGGCTATTTACAAAGAATTGGTCTGGATTCGTGCTATCAAGAACAGAAACAGAAGTAGATGACGGTACATCTGACCCTTCTTCCAGTCTTTTTGGTAAATTAAGGTGGTCTTTAAGCTATTTGCCAGCATGGATTATGCCAGAGGGCTTTGAACCTAAAGGAAAGAAAGGTAATTCAACAGATATGGGTCTTAGACTTGCAAATCCATCTATGATGTCATCAATAGTAGGGTCAACTGCTAACCAAAACGCTGCACGAGGCCGTCGTTACTCATTTGTGTTCCTCGATGAATGTTTTTTCATTGAAAACTTCCTTTCTGTGAATAGATCTTTAGCACAGGTAGCCAATACACGTGTATATGTATCAACCTCAAAGACAGGGCGTACATTTCAGAAGTTTGTTGCCCTAGCGGATGAGCGAGGAGACCATATACAGCTCTCATGGAAAGATAACCCATTTAAAGATCAGGAATGGTATAACGAGAAATTAAAGGATGCAGAAGTAGATCCAGAAGCCTTAAAAGAGATTGAAGTAGGGTATTCTGTGCCTGAATCTAGCCAATATTACCCTGAAATTTCGCTTGCGAAAGTAGAGCCTGTAGAATATGACCCTAATATCCCTCTATTTATTGCCCTAGATTATGGTAGACAAGATCATACAGTACTCGTTTGGGGCCAGTTTACAGGTGGAGGAGTCAATATAATAGAGTGTCTAGCAAAGAATAAAGTAGATTTTGATTGGTTTGTGCCATTTATGAACAAAGAAGCACTCTATAATCCTGAAAAATATTTCGGTGCTCATAAAGATTTACTTGAAAGAACAAGAACATGGAAGAAACCTCTCGCTTATTTTGGTGAACCTGCTCATAAGCAAGTACATTACCCATCTAACACTTCTATTCAAAAGGAATTGTTTAAGTATGGTATTAGACTTGTAGTAAATGACCATGCTATTAAGCATGAAGTAAGAAGAAAGGCAGGTTCAACCCTTTTGCCCAAGATGACATTCAACGAAAACTCAGATGGTGTAATGAACTTATATGATGCTATTCAAAATAGTAGATATGCAGGTTCAGCGAAGTCTGTTTCAAAAGATTCGATGATGAAACCAGCTCACGATGATGAGACTGGGGATTTCAGATCAGCTTTTGAAAACTTGTGTGTTAATATAGGTAGAATGGCGAGAACGCAGAGAACAGATATCACGCCTGATATGAAACAAAACAATTTCATTGGTAGTTTGATTAAGTATTTACGAGTTTAGTTTAAAAATAATAAAAAATAATGTCTAATAAAGTAATTTTTAATACAGAAGGCCTTAAAAGAGGAATGGATATTGCTCATAAAGCAGTTGCCCCAACTTTAAGTAGTTCAGGAAAAAACACCGCCTATAACGATTATAATAGCCCTACAATTACTAATGACGGTATCTCAATTCTTAACAGAATCAATCTTGAAGACAATGAAGAACAGATGGGTGTTGATTTTATCAAGCAAGCATCACAGAAAACTGATGATGAAGCTAATGATGGTACAACTACTGCTGTCATTCTTTCTCATGCAATGGTTGAAGGTGGTCTTGAGGCAGTAAAGAGTGGAATTAACCCAATGAGACTACGAAAAGAGATTAACGAGGCGGTTGATAAAGTTATTTCTGAGATTACAGCCACTCCTATTACAAATGATGAGGAACTTTTCAATATTGCTAATATTTCAGTAGAAAATCCAGAGATTGCACAAATTATTGTTGACTCTGTTACAAAGGTAGGTGTTTTTGGCGAAGTCTTGGTTGAAGAATCAAATGGTGTATCTATCGAGAAGGAAGAAATCGAAGGTTTTAGTTTCGATAAGGGCTATATCTCTCCGTATCTAGTTACCGATCCTGAAAAGATGGAGTGTATGCTAGAAAATACTCTTGTACTTGTAACAGATAAGACTTTGAATCTAAACAAAGATGCTGTTGGTCTTCTTGATGCTGTAATGAAGCAGGGGCACAAACAATTATTTGTTGTGGCTGAAAATGTACAAGGTGAACTCTTGTCTACTTTAATTGTAAACCGAATGAAGGGTAGTTTTTATCCTGTAATTGTCCAGAGACCTTTTAATAAGGATATGCTTGAGGATATTGCCGCTCTAACTGGTGCTACAGTACTTACATCTGAAAAAGGAATAGGGGAACTCAAGGCTGAACACTTCTCAATGCTCGGTGTCGCAAAGAAAGTGATTGTTACTAAGGACAGAACTACCATCATTGGTGGCTTAGATGAAAAGAGTCGTGTAGATGAGAGAGTTTCAGCAATTCAGAATGAATTGAAGACCGCTGAGCACTATGAGAAGGCAAAGCTAAAGGAGAGACTAGCAAAACTGACTGGTGGTATTGTCATTATTAAGGTTGGTGCTCCTGTTGAAGCTGATATGAAGTACCTAAAGAAAAAGATTGATGACTCAGTAGGTGCTACACGTGCAGCTATGGAAGAAGGGGTAGTAGTTGGAGGTGGTAAGACACTCTACGAGCTTTCATTAGTAGAACCAAGTACTGCTGGAGAAAAGGTAGTACGAGATGCTTGTGCTATGCCTATTAAGACAATCATTAAGAACTCTGGATATGATGAAAGTGTAATCTTGCCTCAAATTACTGGTGATAAGATTTTTAATTCATCTACAGGTGAAGTTGAAGTGAACAATAAGATTATTGATCCAAAGAAAGTAGAAAGATGTGCTCTAAAGAACGCAGCAAGCCTCGCTGGTATCTTTATCACCATGAATGCAGTGATAATTGATACTCCAAAAAAAGTTGATATGGTATAATATAAAAAACCATGCGACCAGACATTAAAAAATTTGTACTAAAAGTATGTTCAACTTTCAAGTTGGAAGCATATTATCTACCGACAGATGATATTTATTGTATTACAAAAAGAGGAATGTCTGTTCGAGTATTTACCACTAAACAGTTTGATGAAATACCTAAAGTATATAGGTTTCATCAGATAGGTAGGATGCTCCGCCTTGGTCTTAATCATAATCTAGGGGAAAGCTATAGAGATCAAGTTTTCCACCAAAGAAAAATAGGAATTAAAATAGCATGAAAAAAGACAAAGACGGAAAAGTAAAAATAGAAGATGTTAGAGGAGTAATATCTAATACAGAGCTTGAAGAAGTGGGTCAAACCTATGCAAACTTTTACAGATACAGAGGTTTTAGATCTGGGCTTGTTAAACAATATCAGAACAACTCATTTGAGGATGCTTTGACTATTAGTCGAGAGCTATTTTGGAACTCTATGACAACTAAGTCGGAAGATTTACAAAATCTACAGCTTGACTTCTCTATTCCTTTTGCAAGAAAGGAGGTTCTTGAGTTTTTGGGTAGACTTACATCTCTTAACGTAAAACCTCGCATCTCTGGCGATGGACTCGACTCACTTGGAATCAAAGCATTGCAGTCTTTATATAACCACTGGAGATTCAAGTCTAACGGAAAGGTGGAAAGATTCTGGGAACTCTTATACGGTATTGTAAACGGTACTGTGTGCTCGTATGTTGGGTATAACAATACAAAACTACAGCGTAGATACCTAAAAAGCTATGATGGTGAAACAGGTGCTTTTAAAATCGAGAGAAAGGAACAAACATATTGGGATGATGTATGGAAAGAGATTGTTCCTATTGAAGATATATACTTACCAAAGATATTTGAACGAAATTTCCAAAAACAAGGGAAGATGATTTGGCGTACCCAGATGGAAGCAAGTGATTTCCATGCTGAGTTTGACAATAAGTATGAAATGGCTAAATACGCAATGCCTGGGAATATGATTTCAGGTGATTCTCTTTATCTTGAGCTTCTAGGAGGATCTGTAAGCTCATCTTACACAAAGATTGAAATTTTGAGAGAATATGACTGGATTGAAGATAAATACAAAATGATAGCAAATGGTATCTTGCTTAACCCATTGGGTAAGGGAAGAAATGTTGATGTGGCCCCTATGCCATTTGACCATAAAATGGGCCCTTTCACTTGGGGTATTATGTCTCCTCTTGATGAGAAATTATCATATGGACTTATGATGCCGTTTCTTATTAAAGATCCACATAAGATTTCAAATACAGCCATTACTATGATGGTGGAGCGAGAACTTAGAGCAATCGACCCTCCTATTCTTACATCTGACATTGAATCTCCAGAACTTATCTTCGGGCAGCATAAAGTTATCCCAGTAAATGATGTGAATGCATACAAGGAGATGAATATCTCTGAGCCTTCTTCTCAGTTCTTCACAATGCTTAATTCATTGCAAGGACAGATGTCTTCTATCTCTCAAGGTGGGGACTCCCAAGTGGTTCCGTCAAGACAGCCTAAGTCTGCACGTGAAGCATCTCAAAATGCTCAGATAAAACAGCAATCAATGGCGAACTCTATGGTGATGTACTACGATATTATCCGCCAGGAGGTTCTGTTGGTCATCAAAACAGCTCTACAATTCTACACAATAGAGAAAGCAAAAAATGGAGATAAGAGAGTTATAAAATCAATCACATCTCAAGATATGCCTCTTACACAAGGAGGTATTGGTAATGTGAAGCTACGATTTGTAAAAGAAAAGGCTGATGCTATGGATTTATTCATAGAAGCTATCAAAGAATCAGTAATTAATGGAAAGCCTACAGAGATTATTGAAGTCCCACTTGAGTTTATTCAAGACCTAGAGTGTTATATCTCAGACATTGAGCTTGAGGCTGACGAAGGAAGTGAACTTGAGATGGCAAACTTCGTAGAAAACGTGATCAACCCAATGCTTAATGTATATGTACCTGCTGGAATTGCAGATATGGGTAAGACATTCTTAAGGCATGTAGAAAAGATGGGTGAGAATCCTGCTGATTTCGCTTCTGAGCAAGCCATCAGTCAAATGAACGGCCAAGGACAGAAACAACAGCAAGCACAGCCAGGTGCAGTGCAAGCAGGAGGTGGACAGCAAGGAGTAGGCCCAGCCCAGGGTAATATGCTTCAAAGTTTACAGGGTCAGAAGTTCGGAGGCCAGAATAATAGAGGTTTACCAGTTCAATAATAAAAAACAATGCTTAGATTGATTTATAAGATGTTCAAGACAAGAATTTGGGAGCTAGTGGCAGAGGACATGTTTGGAAATATACCAAAAGATGTAAGTGAACCATCACTTGAGTTTTTGGGCAATGGAAAGGAAACACTTGATAGGTTTTTTGCTATTAATGCATATCAGTTACAAAGATCAGCAATTAATAATCCAAAACAATCTGATATATACACAGGTATGCTTATTTATATTAAGTCTTTGATGATAACTATAAAGAGAGCACCTGTTGCTCGTGAAAAAATTGTTGTTAAAAAATCTCCAGAGGATAGCATATCAATGTTGGATAGAGTAAATTCTTTTATAAACAAAGCAAAGTCTTTGAATAAAAAAGAAGAATAGTTATGCACATTGTATGTACTTTATTTATATATGGTATAATACAGCAAACAGGGTCTTCGCTTGGGATTGTAAAAAATCTAAACGGAAGGTTTAAAAATAAAAGGGCGTAACAGTTAATGTCGCCAATTAACAAAAACACATGGAACATAAAGAAATTATAGAGAAGGAAATTAATGGAGAAGATGTTACTGAGCTTAAAAAGGACTTCACAGAGGAACAAACTCACGAATACAATTTAGGATTCAGAAAAGCATCAAGTGAAGCTAAGACGAAAGAATTAGAAGAACTAAAAGCTCTAAGATTAGAGAAAAAGCGAGTAGCCGATAAAACAAGTGATAACGATACAGTTGTAAAACAGTTTCGTGAAGAACAGGTTGGAAAGGCAAAAGAAAAGTTTTTCTCTGATGCACGATTTCCTCTTACTGCTGAGCAAAAGACAGAGTTTGAAGAAAATTTCAAACGTCTTGATACAGGAAAAGTTGACTCAGATTTGATTTTTAAAGACTTGACTAAGGTATATGCCTATATGAATGGTGATACCCTTCTATCTTCTCAAGAAAAATTGAAAGATATGGAGAAACAAGCTCAAGAGTTTAATTCTCAAGGAGCATTTGGAACAGGGGGGAACCCAGGTTCACCAGATGAATCTAAATTCTCTGAATCAGCAAAGCAACTGTATAAAGCATGGCAGAAAGCTGGTTATGGCTCTACATACACACTTGAGAGAGCTCAGCGTGTAGTAGATCGTAGCTAATCTATAATTTGTAGATGTCCATTTTACCCAATTAAACTCTAAAAAAATGGCATTCATCCCAAACAAAAAGGTTGAAGAACAAGATCTTAAAGAGTACGTCATCACAAACAGTTCTACTGTTGCTATTGGCGATGCTCTTATTGTAGACGGTACAAACAAGCTCAGTGTTAAAGGAGCGGCTAACACAACTGGTATTATTATCGGTGTATGTGTTGCATTACGTTCAAGTAACGCTGTTCTTGAAAAGAACTCAGTTACAGTAGCTTCTGACAACGAAACAGTTGCACAAATCAAGGCTGTATTTATTCCTGCTTATCTTCCTATCGAATATACAGCAGATCTATCTGCTGCGGCTGGTACAACAACTGGATCAGATAAAATGGGTCAGTTTAACTTATCTACATCACTTTCTGGAACACTAGACGAAACATCGGTCGGAGTTTTCTCTACTCAGAAGCAGTTTTTCTCTTTTGGGCCTACTTCTTACTCAACCACAAAGGTTACAGGTAAGTTCTCAACAACAAAGGTTCTTTAATATCTAAATATAAACCATCATGGAACAATTCTATCAGGGTTCATTGGATGTATTCTTAACAAAAGTTCGAGCTGATTTCGACACAGTAGAAGACCAGGCTGAAAAGGCCATCTCTGCACTCGAAGTCAATGGACTCTTGAAGTCAGAAAACATGCCAAATGCCCTATTCACAGAGGTATCAAATATTGACTCAGACGGAGACCGAGCAGTATGGCGTAACATTTCAGTAACAGGTATTAAACAACTTGGAACTCGAAAGGCTGGAGGTAACTTCCCAGAAGCGACCTTTATCCGAGGTTATGAAACTGCTGTTTACGATCCAGATACACAAGATGCATCTGAAATCGTAGTACCAGAGGAACGACAGGATAAGGAAGGAAAGATGTACAAGTCTGTGCTCAACCGAGCTACAAAACTTATCATCGAAGGACGACGAAAGAATATTGGAGATCCGTTTGACGTGTTCAACCATGCTTTTACAGCTCCAACTTCTTACCCAGTTCACTTCAATGCTAAAGGAAACCTTGGTCTTGACGGTAACTTGACAGCTCTCGGAGAGAGACTTATTTCTATCGCTCATGCACGAGCTGATGGAGGTACAACTATCTCTAACGCTGTTCAGAACTCAGGAAACGCCGCTCCTTTCAATGTAACTTACTATGAAGCTGCACTCGAACAGGGTCAGACTTTTAAGGATGATGTTGGAAAGCCTATGCCAATGTTCGGAGGTTCAATCACAGTAGTGGTTCCACCAGCAAACGGACTTGTTGCAACAGCTAAGGAGATTGTAGATTCAGAATGGGCTCCAGGTACAGCAAATAACGAAATTAACGCCTTTAAGGGTACGTTTAATAACATTATTTCTTCACCTTACCTTTCTGCTTCTTACAACACATCTTCTATCACTGACACACGAAAGTGGTTCTTGGTTGATACATCAACTCAGGATCCAGAAGTAGGTACAGGTCTAGTACGAGTGTGCTTTGTACCAACAAACTCACGAGTAGGACGAGATCAGCGAACACAGGCGGTAATGTTCCAGTACAAGCAGAGTTACAACTATGTTTGGACAGACTTCCGAAATGTTCTCGGTTCTAAGGGTGATAACGCAAGTTACACTGGCTAATATCTGATTAATTAAAAATCTAACCACAACAACAAATGTTGCCTGTGGTTATGAGGGATTCGATGCCTTCTTAACCATAGGTAACAAAAAAAACATAAACATGAAAAATCTATTAATCGTATCAATTGCACTAGCAATTATCGCACTGTCGTTTACAGTATTCTCTAAAGAGGCTATTCGAGTAAGCGGTACATCTAACTTTAGCGACATTACTTTAACAGGTAATTTAACTACAGGTGGATCATATGCAACAACTACTTCATCTTCATCAAACTCAGTTCTATTTGAACGAGATATCTCTGGATATTCTGTTATCGTAGTTACAGGTGCTTCTTCAACAGCAACAACTGTTTTAAAACTTCCTGCAACATCAACTATTACAAATCTTATCCCCAATTCAGGAGATACATACCGATTTACAATTGTAAACGCAACTACTACAGGTGTATCTACGCTTACAATTACTACAAATACAGGAATTGCAATGCGAGTAGCAAGTTCTACTCCAATTGTTCCTGTAAATGGAAATGCAGTAGTTACACTTATTAGAAAGGCAAATACAGATGTGATTGCTAACGTAGAAAACTACTAAATATGAAACTTGTAACATCAAACGTAGGAGAAATATCTTTCAAGTATGATTCTACAATAACAATCGAGCTTGGAGCTACTCCAGTACTTGTTCCTGAATATATTGTAGAAGTACTATCTGAAAGACTCGGTGATAATATAACAGTGACTGAATCAGACGGTTCTGAAATTGAAGCACCAGAGGCTACAGAAGAAGTTGAGGAAACAAATACAGTAGAAGAAACTTTCGCAAACGAAACTGAGGAATTAACAGAAGATGCCAATGAATCAACAGAAGAAGTAGCACCAGAGGCTACAGAAGAAGTTGAGACAAAGGTTGAAGCTCCTGCTCCTAAGAAACGAGGACGACAGGCTGCTAATACAAAATAGTATATGTCTGAGAAAATCTCATATAATCTCCCTGGCCCTGCTGGAGCAGTTACAGCACTAACTGTAACTACGACAGAAGCAGATGCACTTGTAATCACAGACTACAAGTTTCCTGAGAAGTCTCAGTTGACTGTTTATTATAAGGTAACTCTTGGATCTGCCACATCTGTGAAATTTAGATACTATTTTTCACCAGATGGAACTACGTGGTACAGAGCACCTATTAAGAATGAATCAACAGGACTCCTTGCTGATATTCCAACAGTAGTTGATGCAACATCTCCTACGACATCTGGTGCGATCCAGACTATGGAAGATCTAGGTCTTTCTGGATGCCTTGCATTCAAAATAACAGCTCAGTCAGTAGCAGCCAGTGCAACACTGAACGTATTATCAGCCTTTGTAAGAGACAACTAATATATGGATAAATTAATTGAACTTGTAAAACAGTTAGATGATTCTTATGCGGTGGAAAAGGAATCTTTTTCAGAGTATCTAAAAGAGCGTAATGAACTCGCAGATCTCCATTTGGCTAAATTAGCGACTATTAAGTCTGAAATTGAATCAATTAAGAGTTCTGTTGTAAATCAGCTTGAAAAAATAAATTCTGAACTTAGTACATCTGGTAAAGAATATGAACTTCTAAAAGCTAATCAACTACAGACGACAAAGAACTTTGAAGAAAAATTATCTAGTTTGAACATGTTGATTGAAGCAAAAGAACAGACTTCTAGTGAACTAGATGTTAAAATTGAAAGTGTACAGTCTATGTATGATGCTTCTTTGATCAGAAAGAAAGAAATTTCTCAAGAGATTATTGAGGCCCAAAACCACCTTGCAGATAGAGAGAGTAAGCTCCGATCTACTGAAAATGCTATTACAGTACTTTCAAAAAAAGAAGAAGCTCTTTCCGCTACAGTTGGTGAACTTACAAGTCAAATTGACACTCTCAATACAGATATCAGAAAGAAGACTGAAACTGTAACCATATTAGAAAAGAGAGCTGCTGATATAAAAAACAAATAGCCATGGTAATGAAAACACCATCATATCAATCGTCTGATGCTCTTACGCCTACAGAGCAGGAAGAAATGATAGACCTGTTTAATAATGGAATGATTAAACAGGTTATGCTTGGAAAAAAACTTTCTGTAAACATGAACTCAACAGCAGATCAAGCTATCATCATAAATAGCTCGAACTATGTAATTAGGCGTATTCTTGTTACAAATGCTTCTGCCTCTCTTACATTGGGAGCTGGAGGTATTTATACAGCAGCCTCTAAAGGTGGAGTTGCGGTTGTAGCAGCAGGACAAGTGTATTCAGCCCTAACTGGTGCTGCTAAAATACTTGATTTAACACTTGCTGTGACTGATAGACGAACAGAAAATACTCTTTATCTATCGTTAACAACTGGACTCGGAAGTGCTGCTACTGCTGATGTTTACATCTTCGGAGATAGATTAGATTAAAACCATGCCTTTTAACACACCATCATATCAAGAAGCTGGTGCTACTAGGTTTATTGACCTGAGCGATGTACCAGGGTCATATTCTGGACAAGGAGGAAAAAATGTAGCTGTTAAAGCAACAGAAGACGGTCTTGAATTTGTTACAGCAAATGGTGTCTCATTTGAGACTCCTACTGGAGCAATCAATGATTCAAACGTAACCTTTGTTGTATTAAACATACCTAAGTTTATAGTATTAAATGGTTCTGTATATTTCGAGAATGATGGATATACACGCTCAACTCTTACATTAACATTAAACATAGTTCCAGCTACTGGCTCGACACTTAAATCTGCATACTAAACATGAAAAATAAAACTAAAAAAATAATATTACTTTTATTAGCTATATTTTTCATACCATTTAGTGTTCAGGCTTTAATTGCCTATCCATTAAATCAAGGAGGTACAGGCTGGGATACATCTACAAAAGGGGATCTATTGGTTGGTACAAGTTCAATATCTAAATATTCAAGGCTTCCAGTGGGAGCTAATGGGTATTTACTTACAGCTTCTTCTACTTCACCTATTGGATTGGTGTGGGTAGCTACCTCTACGCTTGGAATTATAAGTGGGTCAAATGCAACAACTACATGGCTTGTAGGTAACGGATTTCTATACACAGCAACCTCAACCGACGGTGCAAAAGCCTCTTATTTTATTGCAACATCAACAACCGCTTCATCTACTTTTACAAATGGATTTGAAACACCATCTGCACGTGCATTAACATCAGCAGGACTTGGTATTTATGCTGGAAACAGCACGCTTGTCGGTCTGTTAGGAGCGGGAAATACAGCAAATGTAGCTTGGTACGGTTCACACACTATGGCTGGTAATTTAATAGTTGACACAAATACTCTGTATGTAAATTCAACAACAGATAATGTAAGTATTGGCACAACAACAGGAAATGCAAAACTTACTGTGCAGGGGACGACAGGTTCAGCAGACAATATTTTAACTGTTTCATCATCAACAAACCCTTTTTATCAAATACTCTCAAACGGTAATCAGAGGTGGGGAACAGTTGGAAATGGAGTTGGAGAAAAGTATGCTTTTGACGGAAGTATTCGTATTGCAGCAAACACATCATCTATAGCAACAGGTGCAGGAACGACACCAAATGGTATATGGAGCTTTGGAGTTACTGACTTTATATTTACTCCTGATAATGGTGGTACTGGAAATAGCTTTTATATGAAAGGTACTACTGGTAGCTTTGGTATAGGTACATCTACACCTATTTCAACATTGTCGGTTAAGGGATACGCAGGGGTAGACCTTGTAACAATTGCATCATCAACAGGTGCACGATTGTTTAATATTTTGCAAAACGGAAATGTCGGTATTGGAGTTACTACACCATTGTATCCACTGCACGTGGTTGGTACTGGATATGTTTCAAATATACTCGGTGTTGGTGCCGTTCCGTCTGGTTCGTATAACTTTGAAGTAACAGGTGCGTCAAACTTTACTAGCACAACCTATTTTAGAGGGATAACATATCATTTTAACAATATAAATAACTATTTTGGAATGCACGCAGTTGGCACTGTTAATAAAATATTTACAACAGCAGCTTCGACAAATAAAGATATTGTCATACAACCAGGTGATGTTACATCAGCTACGTTTGCCTTCGGTGGAAATGTCGGTATCGGCTCGACCACTCCAAATGCTCTATTTGTGGTTTCAGGTACAACAACATCTCCTACAAATGATCTGTTCGTGGTTGCTTCTTCGAGCAATGCACAATTCCTAACTATTAAAAGTACAGGGAATGTAGGGGTTGGTTCATCATCACCTGTTGCAAAACTTACAGTTGTTGGCACTGCATCATCACCAACTGCTACACTTTTAAATGTTGCATCGTCTTCAAATGCTTCAATACTTAGTGTGACAAGTATAGGAAATGTAGGGATTGGTTCTACTTCTCCATCAAATACGTTGTTTGTACAAGGAAGGGCTGGGGCAGATCCATTTGTTGTGGCAAGTTCTACAGGAACAAATTTATTGACATTATTGCAAAATGGCTATTTTGGTATTGGAATTAGTCCAGCAATTACATTAGATGTATATGGTGCAGGTACTGCTATTGGAAGAATTGGGAACCCAAATGGATCTTTTTCTATGGGTTTTGATGGATCTGGTGGATATTTCCAACCATTTACAGCTTCAAAGGGATTTTACTTTTACAACGCCGCTGGTACAAGTTACATGGGTGTATCTGGGGCAGGAGGAGTTGGGGTAAATACAACATCTCCAGGATCAACATTCTCAGTTAACGGCTCTGCTTCATTGGGGACATACGCAACTAATGCCGCTCCGTCAAACGGTTTGGTTGTGTCTGGTAATGTTGGTATTGGAACTACAACTGTGTCCGAAAAATTAACTGTAGCATCAGGAAATGTATTATTAACAGGAGAATATGCACTTAAATGGACAGGTGGTTCACAGCTCTACGAACAGACGGCGGCGGTTTCAGGTGTTGATCGAATGATCTATCGACCAAATGGAGATAGATTTGATGTTATTACTGAAAACGGTGCCAGTTTTATGGCAGGTTTTAGATTAGGAGAAATAAACTTATATACAAATGGTACAAGTAGATTATATTTAGATGGTACTGGAAATGTTGGTATTGCATCTTCTACTCCTAACTATAATTTATCAGTAACTGGTACTGTTGCTTTTCCTACTTTGACATCATCAGGTACAGGTAATGCCGTTTGTATTTCAACTGTAGGACAAATCTTGAATGCAGGAGGTGGTACTTGTACACCATCTTCAATCAAGTTTAAGGAAAATGTTGACACTCTAAAGCAAGGCACAGCCCTTAGTATCATATCAAAGCTCCGCAGTGTCTCGTTTGACTATAAGGAAAAGCAAGCATTTGAAACTAATCACTCATATGGAATGATTGCAGAAGAAGTAGAAAAGATTGATAAAAATCTTGTTGATTATGACGTAAACGGTGAAGTGTACAGTATTCATTTTGAGAAGGTTACAGGACTTCTTGTACAGGCTGTAAATGAACTTGCACAAAGCAAAGGAATGGTAAATGCTAAACGATCAACTGAAGAAAACTATCAGTGGATAATCATCGGACTTCTTGCCATAGGGTATATCCGATTAAATCGAAAAATTAACAAATTAACAAAATAAATATGGAAAAAGAAATAAACAATAAAGTAGAAGAAACAAATGCAGTGTTTCTTAAAAAGGCAGAGATGAGAATCGAAGACGTATCTGCAAATGAAGTATTAAAGACTCCTACAACAAAAAAGATTGTTATTCAACCATCTGATATAATAGTTACACCGCCAGCTATTGAATATACTCTTGAGACATGTATTTCAAACCGAGATACCGCTCAAGCAGAAGTTGATAAATGGCAAGGTTATATTAACGAAATACAAAAATAAGCATGAAAAAAATAACAGTAATCACTCTCATAATCGGTATCGTAGTAGGTTCGTGTATTACACTTACTTATTTGGCTATGCGGAGCACTATGGCTCTTGCAGATAGTGTAAATAAACAAGGTCAGGCAATAGTTGAAATCACAAACTTTATCAATAAGAGCATTGAAGCTCAGAAGGCTACTAAATAATCATGGATTCTAAAGACATCAAGTCAATAGTAGATCAACTTGCCTCTCATATAGAGGAGCAAGTAAAAACTACCATATATGAACATGGTGTCCTTAAAGACAAGGAAGTCAGCGGACTGCATAGAGAGATTAATGCAAAGTTAGGTGCACTGACCTCAAACATGGAGGTTGTAAGTAAGACAGTATCAAACCATGATGAGGTTATACAGGAACTCAGACAGTTATACAAAACCGCAGGGACTATTAAAAAGTTCTTCATAACAATAATCGTAGGTGTTCCAAGTCTTGCTGCGTTTGTAGCAGGAGTTGCATATATCTATCATGTAATTTTCCCACTCAATGATTAAAAATATAATTGTCCATCATTCATCTGCACCAGAATCTGCACCATATATAGACGGAAGAAACTATACTCTTGCCATGTGTAATTCAGATCATAAAGTTCGTTTTAACATGAAATCAAGTTTAGGATGGTACATTGGCTATCATTATTTTATTGACTCTTTTGGAAAAGTAACACAAACAAGAATAGATACAGAGGAAGGTGCTCACTGTAAAGGGTATAACAATACTGCCTATGACAAAATATACCACCCAGAGACACTTTCTGTTGGTATATGCCTAGTTGGTAACTTCGATAGCGTACTCCCCACAGAAGCCCAAATTTCAAGCCTGACAGGTCTTTTAAAACAACTTGTTGATAAATATGGGATAGATTTAAAAAATATTGTTCCACATAGAGCACATGCAGTTAAAACATGTTATGGAAATAAGCTAAAAGAATCATGGGCTAGAGATTTGTTTGTTCAAAAGTCTGTCCAGACTATTCCAACTCCAGTCGTGACAGCTGAAACATGGCAAGATAAATTCCATAAGATAATGCTCGCCTCTGGCTTTATTGTGAAAGATGGTAAATATGTCTGGAATAAATAAATTCTATACCTGGGGATAACTATAATAAGTTTATTATGTTATTCTTTGTGTATAAGAGCCTTTTAAGAACTTAAAGAGACAAAAACTACTTCATATATACTCTCTTTTAAGGTATGGTGCAAATCCATAGAGGCTCACATGATACTTAAAATAAGGTCTTATTTTAAAAGATTATTATGCAATCACGATTTTGTGAAAGATGATGTATTGCCTGAAAAGAGAAGATACCATATGTGGGGAGTAGAAATAATTACGCCAGTAGTATGTACTAAGTGTAGACATACTTCACTAGAATCTAATGTGGTATAATATATATATGCCAACAGAAACACAAAGTAAAAAGTTTGCCTTAAATAAAGAAGACGGAAAAAGAATTGCAATTGGAGGTTTAGTTGCTGTATCTGGTGCACTACTCACTTATATAAGTAGTGTTGTCACAATGACAGATTTTGGCTCTTGGACACCAATTGTAGTATCTTTTTGGTCTATTATTGCAAATACAGCTCGTAAATTTGTAGTAGGACAAGAATAAACTTTATGAATCCTTTTAACAGGATAAGTAGTTTTAGTAGGTCTTTCGGTAATGGAATGATAAATTCATTGCCAATTTCGTATTTGATACATACAAATGGTGTAAAAGAGCAGGGTAAAGATACTGACAAATGTTCTTTTTATGCTATAGCATCTTGCTTCGAACCACTGGTTAATACTGAAATAGTACCTGATAGGACATATAATCTGGCAAAAACTAAGCAAAACAAGACTGGTTTTGAACTAGGGTGGGCCTGTAGTTTCGCTTGCGAAAACGGATTTACAGATACACTAGGAAATGATATTAAAAATCAATATATTAAGCCATATAAAGTAGATGGATCACATGATGTCTTTGATAATATAAGAACTGCACTTGACATAACAAAGCTACCTATCGTTAGTTCAGCCTACTGGAAACCAGAGTGGACTTTTGCCGCCAATGGGGTTGTACAAGATAGTATAAATAAAGGTGGAGAACCACACGCTTTCTGTGTGATTGGCTGGAATGAAAACAATTTAGTAATACAAAATTCAAAAGGAAAAAAGGTTGGGGATAAAGGATTATTTTATTTTGATAGATATTTAGTCAATAAATACTTTTTAGATTCTTTTTGTTTTAAAGAAGTTGCAGAAAAAGATACTTTTACACTTGCAGTGTTTAAAAAAATAGTTTCTTCTTTACTAAAGTGTTATAATACTAGACATGAGCCAAGTCACTCTTAATGACATTTTACTTAATGTCAACGATTTCAATCAAAACTACTCTACATCTACTATAGATCAGGGTAATAAACTTAGGGCTATAAATCGAGCCATCGAGTATGTTCAGCGTAGATTAGGTCTTCCATCTGATAAGAGAATCAAAGAATTTTATTTTTATGAAGATACGTTATTTTATAATGCTGATGAGGGTACAAATGAACTTTTAGAGATTTATTATAATACTGATAGTAGTAGTTCAGCAGACAGTAATTCATTCCCTAATAGATGGTTTGCATATAAAGATATTGAAATACTCAGAAATACAAATGGTAATAATCAGCAAAACAGATTTGCTTTTACATCTATAAATGGATTAAACCAAATTTTGATGAAAGGCTATAATACAAGACCTAGAAATCTAATTAATGCTTTTAATTCTACAGTAGGACTCACAGGTTCTACTTCTGTAACAAGCCTTACAACTGATTCAAATATCTACCAATCAGGAGGATCTTCTGTCTCATTTGGTATGGATAACTCAGAGAGTACATCAACTATTACATTTGCAGCTAATCTTGATATACATTCATCTCTTAATGAAGGAGGACAAGTACGATTTTATATAGATTGGCCTACAGGTATCAGTACTTCTGTCATTTCATCAGTTACACTTCGATTGCAGTCCTCTACAGGAAATTATTATACTATTTCAACAACTACTCAAGATGACGGTACTGCATGGTCAGCTACAGGATTTAACCGATTATCTTTTAACCTAGCAAATGCGGTGAGTACTGGAACACCAAATGCTTCTGCTATTACTACCGCCGTACTTAGCTTCGTACATGGAGGTTCTTTTGTAACTCAGACTAATGTACGAATAAACAACATGTATATGGTACAGCCAGATTTAGTTAATCTGATCTACTATTCTGCATATAAGGGAACAGATACTACAGGGGCAACAGATAAAATACTACTCACAGAGCTTACTGATATTGTTTCATTTGGTGCATATGCTCCTGATTTAATTCTACCTATTGCACTAAAAGCATCTCTAATCTTATGGCCACAACTAAGAGGTGATATTAATTTCCTCCAGGTGTATAAGTCGGATTCAGAAGATACTATGAAGTTATTTAGTAGGTCGTACCCACGCTATAAGAATGTAACAAGTGGAAACACTCAACTTATCAGATGACCCTTAGAAATGACAAATTTGCCTCTATAAGAAAGGTCGGATCAGACGGCTGGAATATTTTTAGTGACAGTCAAGATATAAAAGACACTGAGCTATCAGATGTCCTAAATATGGTCTTTGATAAAGGATACCCAGAGCCTAGACGTGGTTCTACTCTAAAATGGGAAAAGCCTGACGGAGAAACAAATGATGCTCTTTGTGCTTTTAAAGCTGTTACATCAGATGGTTTGAATTATGGAATTGTCGTATATGGAAACAACTTCTATGTCCGAGATGAAACAAATGATCAATGGATTCAGATAAATCAATCTTATACTCCAAGCGTGTCTTATATTGACCTCATGTATGGATATATAAACTGGAACGCAGGACGAGGAGCTGATGCCCTTTACGCCTGTAATGGACAAGAGGATTTTATCAAATGGCCTATAGCTATGGGATATGTAACATCAGCCACGCTTGCAGCTAGTACAACTCTTACTCTTGATGATGCAAGTTATTTTCCAACAACAGGTGGAGACCTAGTTATAAAAGAAGCAAACCTTACTGCTTTTACTGTCTCTTATACATCAAGGACAGGAAATGTTTTAACATTATCTGGGACATTAGGGACAGACGTTGGTGCTGGTACTGGTGTGACTTTTCAAATAGATAACGTATCAGCTATGGCTAAAGGAAAAGTAATGGCTCGTCACCAAAGACGTTTGTTTGTGGCAAACTATCCAGGTGGCGAAACAGCTCTTAAATATTCAGTAACAGAAGACCCAGAGGATTTTACTGTTGGTTCGACGGTTACATCAGGAGGTGCACTTATTCTTTCAGATGGAAATGGAGAAATCACAGGTCTTGATGATTTTGGAGAGTATCTAGCAATTGAAAAACAAGATTCTCTACATAAGTTTGCATTTGTTATAAACCAAGATTTAAGTGCAAAACTAGATCAGATTTTACCTATCGTTACTGATAACTCTGTAGGGCCCCTACAGCCTTGGGCTAAGATTAAAAAGAATAACATTCTATATTTCCCTACCGAAAAGGAAGGTATCTTTGCCATTTCACCAGATACAACTGGTGCTCAAACATCAACCAACACTCAGGTTATTTCTATGCCAATTCAGCCGTATGTGACTTCTCTTAACTTTGAGAACACAAGAGTTGCTGCCTACGAGCAAAAGCTCCATTGGTCTATTGCATCAAATACCGTAAATGATTACGTGCTTGTATATGATGTACTCAGAAATGTATGGACTCGTTTTAACAACTGGAATGTAAAAGACTGGCTACCTTATAATGATGAGCTTTTATTTGTTTCACGAACAGATGGAAATGTATATCAGTGTTATGCTGATAACTATATTGATAACAATAGTCAGTATGAATGTTTCTTTTATACAAAGAGATGGGATATGGGAGACCCTGCAAAGCCTAAAACTCAGGCTTTAGTCTTCCTGCAAGGGTATATAACAAGTACTACAAACCTATATGTAGATGTCTTATTCAATGAAGGAGGAACACTTCAAACTGTAACTTACAAAATTGATGGAAGTGGTCAATATGTTTCACAGCCTATATCTGAGGCTCTGGCTATGTCTATGCTCGGACTATCAATGCTAGGAACTGGATCAGTTACCGATTTAGATGACATTGGAATATTCCGCCTCTACTTAAACATTCCTGTTAAGTATGGCTACTATGTTCTTGGATTAAAGTTTTACACAAACGCAAAAGCATCAAGATTTGGTGTTACTGGAATTTCACATGCTCCATATGGAGAGTTTGGTATTCCGTCAGAGTTGTGCATGGATGCTATTGGTGGAGCACAAACTTAAATGTTATAATATAAAAAAACTAATAAAAAAACATGTCAAACGTCGGAGCAAACTTTTTTCGAGCATATCTAGCATCAGAACTCACAGAAGGTGGAAGTGAGACTGAAATTTTCTTAGATAGAATCACCACACTTACTGGTGAAACAATAACAACCGCAAACTTCTCTACTTTTGGGAGAGGAACTATTACTCTTGCCCCTACGGTTGCTGATAGCATTGAATGTGCTTCTTTTACAGGGGTTGATGCAACTGCTGTAAGTCTAACAGGAGCTATTAGAGGATTATCAGCTTTGAGTGATTCTGTGGTTACAGCAAATAAAAAGTATCATCCTGTGGGAACTCAGGTGATTATTGCCTTTGGAGTACACAATCTCAATGATTTAACTACATATATTGCAAGTCTTGTCACAGGCTCTATAGGTACTGCAACAGATTTAGTAGGAGGTTCTACAAAGATAACAGAAGGGTTAGGTTCTCTGCCTAGAGCGATGGCTGCTCTTGTATCTGAACAGACAAGTCCAAATATGACTTTGAAAGTCAACCCTTTTGCAATTGCCGTATTAGATAGTGTCATTTCATACACAGGTGGTAATACAGCTACTCTTACTGCTCCAGTTACAAATCCACGTATCGACCTAGTTGTTTACAGCACAACTGGATCAGCGATTGCTGTACGAGCTGGATCAGAAGGAGTAAGCCCATCAGAGCCAACTCCTACAACTGGAGACATTGTCCTTTGTTCTATCTACCATAGAGTAGGTGAAACAACTCTAAGAGAAAGAGATATTAGTCCTAATACTCAAGGGTATATTAAGAGATGGTATACACCTGTTGTATATAGAACTGATATAGCCACTCAGACATATGTTGGAAATAGAATCAAGTTTGGAGGTACTGGTACAGACGGAGCATTAACACTTACATCTGGAACAACAACACTTGATCTAGGAAGTGCTGCTTATTTTGAAAAAAACTATACAAGTATTTCTATTACAGGAACAGGTAAACTTGCTTTCAGTAATCCAAATACAAATGGAACTATTATTGTCATTAAATCTCAAGGTGCAGTAACACTTACATCTAGTACTTCACCTTGTATTGATGCATCTGGTATGGGTTCAGCAGCAGGGGCAGCAGCTAGTGGTACTGTTACTGCAACATCTGCATCAACAGCAAGAACATCTCAAATGTTCAATTCTATTCCTGCAAATGTAAGTAATGCAGGAGGAGCTGCACCAATATCTACAATTACAAATGTAAAAGCATTACTATTAGCACCTGGGTGCGGTGGAGGCGGTGGAGGACAGTATACTGGAGCAACTGATGGTGCTGGAGGTGGAGGAGGTGCATCTATAATTAATAACGGAACAAGTGGAGGTGCATCTGGAGGAAATACAGGAGGTACTGCATCTGCCGCTGGCGGTAGAGGAGGAGGTGCACTTTATATTGAATGTGCAGGTACTTATACCAATACATCTGCTACTGTGTCAGTTGCAGGTGTTGCAGGATCAAACTCCGCATCAAACGGTTCTGGAGCTGGAGGAGGAGGAGCAGGTGGAACGCTCTACGTCCTTTATAATACATTAGGTTCTGATACAGGTACTTATACTGTAACTGGTGGAGCTGGAGGAACAAATGCTAATGGACAGCACAATGGTGGAGCTGGAGCTACTGGCTATTCATCTATAGGACTTAATACACAATTCGCTTAAATATGGCACAATATTCTTACATTGATACAGGAGGTAAAATGCAAAGTATAGAGGCAGCAGATGCAAAATCTGCTCTTTCTTCTGCACCAAATATTATGAAAGGTAGTGGTGTTATGGCAGCACCAACTCCTGTTGCTACACAGGCTCCTGCTAATCCTAAAGCACCTGTTTCTTCTGCTACATATCAACAGAATCAGCAGGTAACTCAAGCAGTAAATAATGCAATGAATCCTCCTCAGCCAAAACCTTTGAGTGCTCAACAGCAAAGAGTAAAGGACTTTTTGGGCACAGAAGATGATTCTTATATTGCTAACCTTGGAATGTCTGATCTGCTTGCTATTGATAAGGAGGCAAATGCAAGACAAATGCAGTCTGAATCTTTCAAAAAGGCAGAAGAAAACCAAAAGTCTAGCTACAATCAAGCTCTAGCAGCACAGAATGCTCAATATGCTCAATTAGCCTCACAGCTTGGATCACAGCGTACAAACGACTTGGCTAAGGCAAAAACAACTGCTGCACAGCTTAATCCATACTCAGGTGCTAATACTGATGAAAATAACTATACTACCGCTGTAAACGTAAAATATGACCAATTACAGGCTGATCTTGATTTGAAAGCACAGCAAGCACAAGCAGCACTTGCGGCTGGTAATTCAGAAGGATATGCAAAG